AGCGTAACCGGCAATGCTAACGTAGGTAACCTAGGAACAGCCGGACTTATTATTGCAACAGGTAACGTAACTGGTGGAAATCTAACTACTAGTGGCGTAGTAGCCGCAACAGGTAACGTAACTGGTGGAAACCTAGTAGCGACTTCTTATCATATTCGTTCGATCACAACCGGTATTTCAGCAGCAGGATCAACACAGGGTACTGCAACAGCATTGACCAAAGAGATTAATGTTGTCAGTACAGTTTCTTCTGGGGCAAACGGAGTGGTGCTTCCAACCGCAGTCGCCGGTATGGTATTAATTGTTAATAATACCAGTGCTAATACTCTTAATGTTTACCCGGCAACAGGTGGAGCCGTTAATAGCGGTTCAACAAATGCTGCATATTCACACGTTTCGGGTGCAAGTATACAATATTACGCGACTAGTAGCACTCAGTGGTACACGGTTGGCGCAACGTTCGCTTAATTTAAAAGGATAATAAAATGGCATCATACGCATATACAGCAAACTCAGCTTCGCCGGCAGCATCAGCAAACATTGCTACGGATAAGGTGAGAATAGCTACATCAAACGTTGGGATTCAGTACACTACTAGTTTCCCGAACGTGGCACTGACTGGTACAGTCACTTGTGCTACAAACAGCAACGTGATTACAGGGTCAGGCACATCATTCACTACTGAGTTAAGCGTGGGCGCATGGATCGGAAATACTGGAGGTAACTCAGTGGGTATCGTACAATCAATTGCTAACAACACTAGCTTAGTACTAGCTGCAAACGCTTTAGTAGCGATCAGCGGAGCTAATGCAAGATACAACCCATACGGTGTTGCTTATACGGTAGCAAACGCTAATAGTCAGTTTGTTCCACCCAACACTACTCTCAATAGCGTGATTGTTGGACAGGGAAATATAGTATCATATCTATCTGTTGCAGGTGCAAATAGCTTGTTTACTGTCACTGAACTTGGCGCTCCCCATGCTAATACCGGTACTTCTGGTGTTCCAGCGACCCCGGCAAACGGTGGACCAACTCAATGAATTTTTACGCAATAAAGCTAAATACATCATACGTTCTCATAGGGAGAACTTATGCAGCACCCACTGCGTAGCGACTAGAACTCGCAACCATAAGGAGAAAACAAATGGGACGCCCACTAAAAATCGCCAAGGCACAAGCTGTCTTGACAATCACTGATACAGCCGCAACAGGCAGTATCGTAACAGTATCAGACAATTTAACTACTTCACCTACTGTCGGCGTAGCCGCTGGTATGCCGTTCATCGTTGCTACTACGGTCGGTGGACTTGTAGCAGGTACAATTTATTATATCAATTCAATTCTATCCAACAGCACATTTGACGTTTCTGCAACACAGCCAAGTGTTCAGCCTCAAGTCATGGCAACACTCACAGACTCATCAGGTGGTTCTGTAGCTGCATCAGTTGCAGTAGTTGACGCATACTTCAATAACCCGGTCGGTGGTACAGGTTTCCCGGCAACGAACTCTAACACATACGGTGTAGTCGGAGGCAACACAGGAATCTACGGTAAGCAAGTACTAACCTCAGTTGCAATCGGTATTAATGGTGTAGGTACATTATATACACCACTAGCAGTTAACACTAGTGCAGTGGTAGCAGGTGTAGGTACTGATCTTGCTAACTTAGCAACTGGCGCAGCACTTCAAGTTGCTGTTGCTAACATCAACGGTAGCACTGACTATGTTGATCTAGGTTTTGCTAGTGGTACAAAAGGTAATATTACTGTTGCAGTAGCAAATACTGTAGTATCAGGAAATATTATCGGAACTTCAGGCAATGCTCAAACTCTTATTGCAGACATGCCAATCACATTCAGTGCTAACTTAGGTACTCTTGTAGCAGGTACAACATACTTTGTTAAGAGCATTGCAAATGCTGCTGCATTTACTGTATCTGCCGATCAAGGCGGTCCAGAAGTACAGATGAGTGCTGCTACAGGCACACCAAATGCTATCTTGAATCGTGTTGCGCTAACTGCTAACGCTAACATCATCGCAAGCAATGCAGCATATGTGTATGCAAATGATGAAGCCGGTTACATTGTCCGTCAAAAAGGCAAAACAAAGTATCTTGTAAAAGGTGCGGTATCAGGCTTGACAGGTGTTTGCTATACTACTAACGTAGCGAATGCCGCATTGACGCCAAACAAAATGTCCATCATCGCAACTAATGCGGCTTCTGGTTCGCAGTATGTTTCAAGCATCAACAACTACGATAGTGAACTGTTCCCAGCAACAGTTGCTCCTGGTTCATTAGTAGCCGGTACTGTATACACAATTTACAGCGCAGGTACAACAAACTGGACTTCAGTTGGTGCTATGGCTAACATGACTGGTATCACATTCACTGCTACTGGAACTGCTTCTGGTACAGGTCTTGCGGTATTGGCTAACGTTAACCCGGATGTCATTTCATCGTTCAACGCAGCCGCTGTTGCGAACGTAGACAATGGTCAGCCGAACCCAATCGTAACTATCAACAACGCATAAGGTAGAAGACTATGGCTCAGACTTCTTCCGTTCAACAACTCAAGCAAGCTGAGACCGAAATTGCGGTCCTTCAGGTGCAGTATGGAAATATCAACGAAAAAGTTGATGAACTAAAGACTGACCTGAAGGACTTTCGCAATGAGATCAAAGTGCAACTACAAGAAACTCATGATCTAATCAAAGGGTTTCAGGATGAAAATAACGCCCAGCACGACGAGGTTAATAAGAAGATTTCTGCACTAGAAAAATGGCGCTGGATGCTTATGGGTGCGGGTGTTCTAGCAGGGGCAATGGGATTCGACGTAATAGAAAAGATGCTTGGGATGTAATGCGTTCATTGACCAGTTAGTATATCTAGTTTTTCTTGAACAACATCAATATTGACAGTACTAAACAAACCGGGATGCAACGGTTTGGGGTATAATCCATCTCCTACCCAAGCATAGCCCACATGTTCATCATTTAATTTAGGAATGAACTCATCTTCTACTTCGCAGAAGAACGTATGATACACGAACGTATTATTCACGAATTTTTGAATAGGAACAAACTTTAGATCAGCGTCGAAGAACCCTATTTCTTCGGTGCATTCTCTTTGAATTCCATCTAGCAATGTTTCGTTATCCTCAAGTTTTCCTCCGGGAATACTCCACGTTGGATTCCTCATGTCCGACCTAAGTAGATACAGATATCTAGCACTAGATTTGCTATAGAAGAAGACGCCGGCTGCTTGATGAGACATTTTAGATGACGATGCTATAATCGCCTTGATCATACCATCCCTCAAAACTTTTCATCCACATCCCATCAGCATTCACGTATCGATATTGTACGCTTGTGACTAAGTTCGTGACAAACTGCACTGTAGTTGCGGCTTGAGAGTCAAAAGATACGAACCATTGACCTGTATCAGCGTTAAACTGAATGATGTCATTGGCATTGGCAACCAACCCGCCCCATGAAACAGTAGTAGCACCCTCGCTGCCGATATCTTCTACGATTAGATATCTTACTCCCGGCATCGGGCCAGGCAATCCTGCGTTGGGACCTGTTAACTGGGGATTAATGATACTGTTCACGGGTGCTAGCGTGTTTTGGGGTAGAGTGTCTTGGTCGATGTTATAGATCAAGAATCTATCATCGTTTGGGTCAGGGACAATCGTGCCTACAATGTCATAATCCATATATGGATTCTGTAGCCAAATCTGAGAGATGCCGGGCTTAACTGCACCGTATACGTTTAACAGAGCAGACCAATATAGATTAGTATTAGGACTGTCGGGCAACGCTAATGCGGCGTTGGATGGATTAAATGCTTCATTAGCAGGAAGCAATTGTAGCTTGTTACCTAACAACAACACTTTATAACCGTACGGGGTAATCTTTTGCCTAGTACCAAGCAACAACTGATCGTCTTGAACGTCCAGTAGTGCAGAACCTTTGTATATAGAAGCGATGATCTTTTCGATGACTCCCATCTTCTTGAGCTTGGAGCTAGTGCTGATCCAGATAGGCATATAGAACTTCCAAGTCATAACATCAATGGGGTTGCTGGTTCCGACTGGAATAGTTCTGCTTGAGAATGTTATACCGTCTTGGAATACTGCGGACAACGAAGTCCAATCAATAAAGTTATCAGTGCTTTGTATTTCAAGAGCAGGGTTGAATAGAGTTGCCAACTGTTCAAAGATTTCTAGCTTCTGCTGGTAGTTAGTAGTCCAAAAGTCTACATTAACTCGTAGCGTATATGGAACAGGCATGAGGCGTTCAACAGTAAACGCTTGTCCTTGGGTAGTCTCGTAGCTTTGTGTCTCTTGATTGTATGAACGTTGTCTAACGTTTAGTTTATCTACAAACGTAGGATCCTGTGTCCATTTCTGATTATACTCAATCCCGGTGATGTAATATGTAATCAAAGGTGCCGACGGAAGATTACTAGCAGAATTGTTAGCAATGATAGTAGCTGCTTGTCTACTTGAATCTCCGTACATGATTGGTATACGCACTAGGATGTCATTACCATTAGGATCCTTGCCTCTGGTGACATACCAGTTTGAAAATATCTTGGCAAATTGAATCAGAAAACGACGGACCTGATTGTCGTAGAAAAATTGGGCCATAGTTTGATATTACTCCGGTGGTAGAACGTCTGGCGTAGGCTGCAATATCGATGACAACGGTTGAGCTTCAGGAACCAGTTTCGCTTCACTATTTAGATAGATTTGATCGCTATCATTAATAAATAGCGATTTCAACGAGCGATCCTCGATACCAAAGCCTGTATCAGTCCTGACTTTATCACTGATCCTGATCCACATCAAGCCGTCCCAGCGATACAACAATTGAGGTAGATAGTCAATACGTAAGAAGTATTCACCTACTTGTGGATTTTCCGGGAAAGTGATACCTGCACCTGTTGTTGATAGTCTTCCTTCTTCTAACCCTGCTGTTCCTAGCGGGAAGCCGTTTGGTGGTTGACCGTCGCCTGACATATATCCAGTGGTGTAGCCAAATGAGCGTGGACTTGCACGAGCAATGTACTGAAATCCTGGGATACAGTCAGCACGATAGTCCATGTTAATCGTGATATCTCCGATGAAGCCGGGAGCTTCTGGATTCTGATCCGCAGTTGCATAGGTGTTATCCGCAGTCCCGTACGGGCCAGTCACGATACCGAATGACTGCACGTTTAGAATCTTGTCTGTTTCTACTGAACCCGAACCACCGTCTGTTTTTTGAGGTGCTTGTTCAATGACTGATAGTTGAGCTTGGACAAACTTGTCAATCTTGTCATTGAAGCCAATAGAATCGACAGTCATGTCCCAGATGCTTTCGAGAACTGACTTCTTGATCTTGATACCGGCAGCCGTATTTCTGTAACGAGGATTTTTAACCATCATAACCGTACCAACTACAGGAGGACCGGGAGTAGTTCCGGGTTGTGTGTTGATGCCTATCGGCGGGGCAGGTTGATTAAACTTACCAGACGGAATACCGTTAGATTGAAATGTACCATATGTAGGAACAATATACAGCTTACTAGTGTCGTATCCCGAAAGAGGAACTAACCGCTGTGCTTCACGCAGAGCAGCATTGTTGATTTCAATATTCTTGTTGTATGTAGAAAGAATATCTGCAATGCTGTTGTTCTCCTCTACCTGCCAGTAAGTGGCATCTGGTGGAGTGATTCCGGGGGGAACCTCGATGATTGACTTATAAATTTTACCACCATAGGTGACTGTATAGCCAGGGGGATACGTCTTAGCAGGGTCAAAATCACCGAGATAGTTGTCCTGATTAGTAGGAGCATTAAGAATATCTGCAAATTCTTCACTGCTGACGAGAGGTTCACATTTGATACGCCATAGATGAGGGAACCAAGTTTGCGAGAAACCCTCACTTGCGTAGTTAGCATCTGTGATTTGCACGTAGTGTTTCAATGCTGATGGAATCGCGGCATCCAGTGGATTGTAGTCAAGTAAGTGAGGAAGTTCAATAACGTCACCTACCATCAACTTTCGGCCAATTATATCAATCATGTCATTGTAGTGAACAGTGACAAAGATGATCTCGTTGTTTAGAAAAAGCCCAAACTGACTTAGGTCAAAGTCTAAATTCTGAACGTTGTAATGCCCTCTCAACCGATAGATGTTAGTGTCATACTTTCTATCTCTGTTTTCTAGAAACAGCAAGTCCTGAATCTGTGTAGGACTGGGTTCAAGGTATTGTGGTTGAGTAGGGTCAATAGACGGACCCTGATTAGTAATACCTGCATATTTGTGAATGTACAAGTCAGTACCGCCCACAGTGAGTTGTTCTGATATCGTTCTGTCAAGGAAGCGATAGTCGTTTTGCTTATTAGGACGATAAAGTGACAAACGTGGCATATCTTTATTTATCGAAGTTTTTGGATATAAAGGGCTTGACATCGACCGCCCGTTTTGTTATATTGAATTACAGATAAATAATTTCAGAGGAACATCATATGAAAATCAACGAAGTTACTATCTCGAAAAAGCAAGCCCTCACTGAAGCTATCGATGCTACCAATGACACTGGATTTCTCACTGAGGATCTGGTAAAGATCGTTGAAGCTGAGGAGAAAAACGAATGGTCGAAGCCTGTTCCGGCCGATCAACTCAAGGCAACCATCAACTCTTGGTTTGATTAAATGCTGGACGGTCAATGGTGTAAATTATTCAGGGATACTTTTTCTGAAAAGGCAAGGTCTCATCCCGAACTTCGCAAGTTACTTGATGATTTCATCGACACCAAAGCACAAGATCCTACTAAACCTTTTGGATCCAGAGACGTTGCTTTTAGAAACGCCGGGCACTTCACTGGAAAAGTTCCTAAACTCCGCCATGCTCATCTGATGCATGACATGAACTTGTGTTATACCATATCAGGAAAAGATCCTGCTATCCTCAAGCTTTACGGGTTATTCAAGCATGACGAATTGGGTACCGGTCAACCCGCTAACTATAGGCGTCAACAAAATGTAGCAACGACAATGGCTAATCAGTCATTTGAACCAATGCCTGCCGCACCAAAAGAACCTGAACCTAAAAAGCCAAAAAGCTACAAAGATCAAGCGCGGTATAAAAACCAAAATAAATAGCCTTTTCGATTAAAAATAGTTGACAGTCGTATAGGACGGTGTTAGCATTCAGAATCAATAACAGAAATGAAAGATTGAAAAGAATGTCTACATACAAGTGCAAGCCAGAGTTCTATGATGATTATAATCGACCATTTTATCAAGCGATGTATCGGGGTAAACCGCTAGAAGGTTACTACTTTTTCCTACACATCGATAATACATTAAAACTCGCTAGCTTCCGAAAAGGATACAATTATATTTGGGTTGATAAAAGCTATCCATCACTGTTGGGGAAGCGATGCTTGAATTTCCGTATCCTCAACAACAGAGTGACTGGAAAAAGCAAATATCCTAAAGTTAAGGTGGTTGTGGATGCGTGGGGGAATAGCCTAACTGTCCATATTCACCAGATCGTTGCACAAACATTTCATGATTATCCTATTCCAGATGGAGTCACTGAGGCTGAATGGGAGTTGACTCCTAAGTCAGTGAAGAATCATTTTGATTCGCAATATTGGGAAGCAAATCATATAGACCACAACCACCTTAACTTTCACCCTGAAAACCTAGAGTGGGTTTCTCGCGGGGTCAACGTTGACAAATACCATGCTCATCGCATTACCTAAGATTATTTTTCGGTTGACTTTGGGAAAGAGTGGTGCTATTATAAATACAAGATGAGGAACAAGGCAATGAAAACCCGTAATAACGTTCATCGGAACATGTTCAAGTTCAACAAGCCTAGGGTCATGCCTGATAAAAAGAAGCAGGAGCAAAAGCTTTCCTGCCGCAAAGTTCTCGTCTCAGCGTAATTTGTTGTTTTCTATAGGAAAGAAAAGGCTTGACTTTTATCAAGCCTTTTTGTATACTATATAAGTAATCTGAAATTTAGGAGACTCATGTGGCTCGTCGTCCCTCTCTTGTTAAGACCAAAAAGAAAGTCGCTCGTGCTGCCCCGATTCGTCGCGGCAAGAAAATGGTTGGTCCTGACTTCACTGGCTGGGAGAAAATGACTGGCCAGCAGTTCAACAAGTTCAAGACCAACGCAAAGTATTTCTACTATGAGAATTTTCAGGAAGCTGATCTGCTCCCTGAGATTTGGAAGTGGATGAAGGATAACAACTACTCCGCACAAGACATTCGCAACGCTAAAGCCCCGAAGGGTATTCATTCGCTCAACGTTTGGCATGCGATCACTTGCAAGCTGTTGCACACCGGTTGCCCTGATCATAATCAAGCAGAAGCAGACTATTGGGAAGCACTTCCGGGCACGGGTCCCGTTCTGAATCCTATGACTACGTTCATCAAGGACCGTGTCGCGGCAGCAATCTCGGATGGTGCCAAGATTGTCGAAGAAGAAAAGAAAGTGGAAGCTGCTAAGGCTGCGAAGCCCGTGTTCCGTCAGAACATCCAAGAGCGGATGCGTGAACGGGCGCGTGACGCTTTTGGTGAAATTGAAGTTCTTGCTGATGAGTATCTGCTTGCGGGTTGCCCTAAAGAATTCCCAACTAAAGATGCAATCATGGGATTCTTGAATGAACAGAAGGTTCTCCCTCAACATATCAACAATTACATCAAGCATTGGGAAGCTCTCAAGGCTGAGTATGAGGAAGCTAAAGAAGGCAAGTGTCCTCAATTGAACGAGGCCTATGCGAAGTACACTCGCACTCAGATTAACAACAACATCAAGTTTGCAGACCAAATCATTGAAAACTTGACTGCATACATTGGAATTAAGAAAGCAGATCGTGCTCCGAGGATTCGCAAAGCAGTTCCGATTGCTAAGGTCGTTTCTAGGTTGAAGCATCTCAGGTCCTTCAAGGATGAGGTTCTCAAGCTGGATCTTGTGGGTCTGTCCCCTGAGAAGCTGCACAATGCACAGGAGGCTTGGGTCTACGACACTCGTAAGCGCAAGATGCACCATTACGTTGCAGATCAGTATAGCAACTGTCTGATCGTTAAGGGCAACACGCTTCTTGGATTTGACACGCGCGAGAGCAGCATTAAGACGCTGCGTAAGCCCGCTGAACAGATCAAGGCTCTTGTCGGCAGCAGGCCCGCTGCACGTAAGTATTTCAAGGAGATCAAAGCTGTTGAAGCTGTGCCGAACGGGCGCTTCAATGCTGATCTTATCATTCTCAAGGCATTTTAAAAGGAAATATATGACAAACCGAATTGATTTAAACAAATACGCAGATTTCGTTCTGACTGTATGCTCTGGACCAAGCAAGGACCTTGCTGCACTTATCGAGCGTCTTCAAGAGCTTGACGCTAGCACCAATGTCAATCTTGCATTGCTTATGACTGCAAGCACTGGACTCGGCAGTGAAGGCGGCGAGTTTCAGGAGATCGTGAAGAAGGTATTGTTCCAAGGTAAACCGCTTAACGAAGACAACATCTTCCATATGAAGCGTGAACTAGGTGACATTGCTTGGTACTGGGTTAATGCTTGCAACGCTCTTGGGCTTGATCCTAATGAAGTGCTTGCAGAAAACGTGCATAAGCTACAAGACCGATATCCCGGCGGTAAGTTTGATGCTCACTATAGTGAGAACCGCAGGGATGGCGATCTATGAACAAGCTACTTATTATTGCATTGTTTCTGTGCAGCCTTGCGCTGGGACTTACTTTGGGTCGTTTGATGACTGTTGCAAATTTACAAACAGATGCTATTGAACACGACGTTGCTCAGTATAATCCAATAAATGGTGAGTTCGAGTTCAAACGTTGTGGACCTCCACCCGCAACGATCTTACCTAATTAAGAGTCATAGCGTTTCCTGACTAAATAGATGTAGCAAGGAAACGAACATGACCGCAGACATTCTATCAACGCCTACCAATCTTAACCTAGAAGAACTCAAACAGGCTCTGTTTGAGAACGTCCGTTTGCGTATGGGCGGCGACATCATTGATCTAGAACTTGACCCTCAACACTATGAGGCTGCGTACAACTACGCTATCAAAATCTATCGTCAGAGAGCGCAGAACGCCACGCAAGAGTCATACACGCTGTTGACTGTTATTAAGAACGTAGATACATACACACTTCCTTCTGACTTCATCAACGTTCGTGCATTGTTTAGACGCACAGTCGGACTTGAAACAGGTCCGTCATCGTCATCATTCGACCCGTTCTCAAGTGCTATTCTCAACACATATCTGTTGAACTACAACTACACAGGTGGTATGGCGACGTACGACTTCTATGCTGGTTACGTTGAACTGGCTGCTCGCATGTTCGGTGGCTATGTCACTTATACGTTTGACCCAGTCACTAAGGTGTTGCGTGTTGTGCGTGACTTCAAGGGCACAGGTGAGCGTATTCTGATCTGGGCCGACATTCAGCGTCCAGAAGCAATCTTGCTTCAAGACCCCTACGCCGGAGTATGGATCGCTGACTTTATCATCGCTATCCTAAAGGGCATCATCGGTGAAGCTCGTGAAAAGTTTGGAACCATCGCCGGTCCAGGTGGTGGCACTACATTGAACGGTACTGCAATGAAAGCTGAATCTAAGGCACTTCAAGAACAGCTACTCCTAGAACTCAAGAACTACGTAGATGGCTCCGCCCCCTTAACATGGATCCAAGGTTGATTTAACCTGGATCTGCGGGTAAAGGAATAAATACAAGTATGAAACGCATACTTGAAAATATACTAAGGGCAGATAATAGTCGTAATAAATCAGCAACTAAAATGCTGCGAAAAACTCACCCAAAACTTTGGGATGATATATTAAATGCTACGTCTTTCTTGCCTGCAGATGCTAAACCTAAACAGCGTGTTTGGCACATAATCAATGAGCGGTATTCTATTGAGGTGTGTCCTATAACCGGACAACCATTGAAATGGAACGAAAAGGATTACCGAAGATTCTCGTCGGTTGAAGTAAAAAACACCGCAATAGGTAAAATCATTAGTAAAGCAACTACCGAAAATCATTGGAGACAAAAGGATCCTGAAAAGTCTAGCCTTGCTAATGAGAAGTTCTCTACCGGATTCCGATCCGGTAAGCACAAGCCCTGGAGAGAACGAAACAGGGATTATGAAACTAGTTTAGCAGCAGCAAGAAAAACTTGGATGGAAAAATACGGTGTCGATAACCCATCTAAAGTTCCCGTAATTAAACAGAAGCTTTCAGACTTATCCAAAAAGCGCAATGAAAATTTGCATATTAACAAAGAAGAATCAACTTTGTATTATATGAAGGTGCGAGAGATAACGAAGCAATCTTGGGTTAAAAACTACTTATTGATTAATCCTACTCGGATTACTAGAAGCAATGAGTGGCATTTAGACCACATTTTTAGCATCAGTGAAGGGTTAAACAACAACATACCTCCTGAAATTATAGGGCATTGGACCAATCTAAGGCTTATTCCCAGAAAAGAAAATTCAAGTAAAGGAGGGAATTGTCACAAAACAAAAGAAAAGCTATATGAAGATTATTATAGGGCTATCGGTGCTTGACAGTAACTACTTCCTATGTTATAGTATAATAATAATTAAAGGAATAACTTAATGATTGTGGGCATCACGGGGCTGATAGGATCGGGCAAAGATACTGCCGCTGATTATCTCTGCACGTTTCATGGATTCAAGCGTATGAGCTTTGCTGGTGCGCTTAAAGATGCGGTGGCAGTCATCTTTAACTGGGACCGTGAACTTCTTGAAGGCTCAACTAAGTCTAGTCGAGAATGGCGAGAAGAAGTTGACACTTGGTGGGCAGATCGTCTTGACATCCCCAATCTTACTCCTCGTTGGGTATTGCAACAGTGGGGAACTGATGTTGCTCGCAAGCACTTTCACAACGACATTTGGGTAGCAAGCGTAGAGAATCGGCTGCGCGGCATCAAGGATAATATCGTGATAACCGATTGTCGCTTCCCCAACGAAATTGCTGCTATCAAGAATGCCGGCGGAAGTATGGTTAGGATTCATCGGGGTGAGAATCCTGAATGGTATTACTATGCTGATCGATACAACACAACGCAGAATGCAGGACAACGTGAACTGTATATGTCAAAGCTGAAGTATTATAACGTTCATGCCAGTGAGTACAGTAGCGTGGGTCTAGATTACGACCATCATGTTGAAAACAACGCAACGATTGATAGTTTGCACCAGCAGATTGAATCAATAATCAACGGTTAAATCTCCACGGCGCCAGGTAACTTCTTTGCGCTTCACGATCTCAACACAATTTAGGCAGATCGTTCGGAGATTACTAAACGCTACATTATTCAAATCACCGTCAATGTGGAATACCGTCATTTGACTAGCATATAGACTCTTGAAGCCGCACAAGTCACAGTGCGGTTTCTTTTTATAGCCTGCCTTCTCCCAGAGCAAAACTCTGGGTTTTTTCTTGGCTTTTAATTTCCCGCAGCTATCACAGATGCGACGGTAATAGGTCTTGCCTTTGCGGATATAGTTTATCGCAGAGTAGTTCTTATTGCAGTCTTTGCATATAGGTCTTTTCAGCATACGAGTATTTATGCATTTTGACCTTTAAAGGCACGCCTACACCTGCTTTTTTAAGTTCTACGCTAAATAATCATTAGAAACTTAGTAATCATTACTAGGCAGGTGGTAAACCTCAAAATCATACAAAGGAAAAATGACATGCCATTAAATTCACCAGGTGTAGAAGTTACGATCATTGATCAAAGTCAGTATCTTCCAGCTCCAACTAACTCTATCCCACTCATCGTGTTTGCTACAGCAAGCAACAAAGCCGATCCTACAGGAACTGCTGTAGCAGCCGGGACACTTCCTGCTAATGCCGGTAAGCTCTATCAAGTTACTAGTCAGCGTGATCTTGTCACTCTATACGGTAATCCATTCTTCTATACTACGTCAGCCGGTACTCCTATTCAGGGTTATGAACTCAATGAGTACGGGCTTCTTGCTGCTTATTCTGCACTCGGTGTGACTAATCGGGTTTACACTTTGAGAGCAGACATTGATCTTGCAGCTTTGGTTGGTGAGACAGTTCGTCCAACTGGTTCACCTGCAGATGGCACTTGGTGGTTAGACTCAGCTACTTCAACTTGGGGTATCTATGCCTTTAATGCTTCAACAGGACAGTTCGGCCTTCAAACTCCAATCGTGATTACTGACTCTACACAAATATCCGGTGGTTACCCTATACAGAGCATCGGGTCGATCGGGCAATATGCAGTTATCGCAATCCCAACCTACGATTACCCAAGTGCTTCAACTTCAGGCATGTATTTCTTCAAGGCATCTAATAACACTTGGACAAGAGTTGGAGATTCTGATTGGTTAGTTGCAAATCCAACCATCCAAGGTTCAAATGCAAATCCAACGTTGACGGCTACTAACACATTCACTATTTCAGTCAACGGAGCCCCCGCCCAAACTATCACTGTTCAGGGTAATCCAAACAATGTAGTTTCAATCATTGCTGCATCGATCAACAATTTGGATATTCCATCTCTATCAGCAGCCGTAGTTGACGGCAAGTTGCAGATTTATTCAGCGCAGACAGGACAGGCCGTTACTAAAACTACTCCTCCCTATATTACGATTGCTGCTGGTCTAGGCACAGTGCTAGCTGATTTAGGAATCGCCGCAGGTACGTACTATCAGCCCGCAGTGTTCTATGGTACTTCTTCCCAGCAGCCGCTATGGCAATCTGGTCAGACTTATCCAAGACCATCTGGTTCAGTTTGGATCAAGATCGGCGCAGCAGGCAATGGCTACAATCCTGTAATTTCACAGTGGAACGGCTTGAGTTCAGTTTGGGTTCCGGAAACTCCTAGCTTTGCAAACAGCGACTGGCAAGCAATTGGTGCTATTGACGCGACCGGCGGGAAGGCAATTCCTGCAGGAAGTGTCTATGCACAGTATAACTTTAATTATAACCCTGCTAATTCGATGCCATCAACTGCACCCGTCGCCCCAATCTATTATTGGGAACGGATTGCAGCAGGCGCAACTATCGTTACCGGCACTAATACCAGCCCTTCATTCACGGCAGGACCATACACAGTAACTATTCAAACCTCGATTCCTGGCTCAAGCTCACTAAGCTCACCCTACACAATGACACTAGCCGATAACACAGATGCAAGTGACTTTGTTACAGCATGGTCGTCGGCAGGTGCACCCTTCACTAGCGCAGTTGTGCTAGATACCGGTGAGATTCAAATCCAGCACACTCAGGGCGGCGTGATTGTTGTTAACGATCTGAATCAAACAACTGGCTTCAGCACGGGCTTGATGTCAGAAGCAGGTTTCGATATCGGTGTTACCCAAGGCGTTAAAGAAGGTCCGTTCTTCTACGATCTTGTTTTCAACCCAGTGCAGAGTTCTACTACAGGATCAGGAACTGGCTTGATTCCAAATGTAAATAACAGCTACCAAAACTACCAAGTAGACAGTCTTGCCTTCGATGCTGCAGGAACCGGTTATGTAGTAGGTGAGGTCGTCACATTCCCCGGTGACGAATTAGGCGGCGCGGACGGAGCCAACGATCTGGAAGTTATTGTGACGAGCGTAAGTGTGGGAGGTGTTGTAACTTCAATTCAATATTACTCCGGTCAAGGATCGTTAATGTACACTACTCAGCTTTCTAACTGGGTAGAATTTAACATGACTGCTAACGAAGGTGCTCCTACTGTAGCGCCAGCAGACCTCACTAACTGGTTCTATTCAGTTGTTGATGAAGTAGATATCATGGTAAACACCTCATCAGGTTGGCAGGGTTACAAAAATGTAAACTACAATTCAAGTGGCTTCCCCTTACCATCCGGATCGAACACAACTGACCCTAATGGTCCGTTGATTGCTGCGACCGCACCAACTCTACAATCAGATAGTACTGCTCTAGCATACGGTGACATCTGGATCAACACTTCTGATCTTGAGAACTACCCATTGATCAATCGTTGGCAGTCCAAGGACGGCACAGATCAGTGGGTATTGATTGATAATGCTGATCAAACTTCACCGGCTGGTGTATTGTTCGCAGACGCACGTTGGGCAATTAACGGCACTACAAGTCCTGCAAATGACCCTATCCCAAGCATCAAGAGCTTGCTATCTAGCGACTATCTTGATTTAGACGCCCCGGAAAACTCAACCTACCCAGTAGGTATGTTGTTGTTCAACACTCGTCGCTCAGGATATAACGTCAAGCAGTATCGCACTAACTACTTTAATAGCATTCGTTTCCCTGACATGGTCTTGCCAACTGTAACTGCTGCGTGGGTGAGTGTATCAGGACTGAAAGGAAACGGTTCACCTTATATGGGTCGTCAAGCGCAACGCAACATGGTCGTCAAGTCACTGAGAGAAGTAATTGATACTAACACTGCAATTCGTGACGAAGACAACGAGTTCAACTTGATTGCTACACCAAACTATGCTGAATTGCAGCCTAACATGATTGTACTTAACAACGACAGAGGTGACACTGGCTTCATTATCGGTGATACTCCGATGAGACTTCCACCTGATGCAACTGCAATCGCTGCATGGGCAAACAATGATGCCAATGCTGACTCGACCGGTGAACTCGGTCTCGTCAGTCGCAACAGTTATATGGGCTTGTTCTACCCTTCAGGTATCACTTCAGACTTGAGCGGAAACCTTGTTGCAGTTCCCCCATCGCACATGATGATCAGAACTATTCTGCGTAACGACACTGTTGCTTTCCCTTGGTTCGCACCAGCAGGAACTCGACGCGGTATCATCGACAATGCGACGAACATCGGCTACATTAACTCAGTAACCGGTGAGTTCCAAGCATTCAAGACCAACATCGGTCTACGTGACGTACTCTACACTAATGAAATCAACCCACTCGTGTTCTTTACCGGTAACGGGTTGTTGAACTACGGTAATAAGACAAGCTTTGCATCACAATCTGCGCTTGATCGAGTTAACGTAGCAAGACTTGTAGCTTACATCCGTCGTCAATTGACACTTGCTGCAAGACCATTCGTATTCGAACCCAACGATTCACTAACTCGTCAACAGATTACTGGAGTTATCCAGTCACTCTTTGTTGATCTTGTTGCGAAGCGCGGCGTTTACGACTTCTTGGTCGTCTGCGATGAGTCAAACAATACCCCGGCTAGAATCGACCGAAATGAGCTTTGGGTAGACTGTGCTATCGAGCCTGTTAAGGCTGTCGAGTTCATCTATATCCCAGTTCGTATTCTGAACACCGGTGAACTAGGCAATCAGGCTTAACTATAATTAGAGTGAGTGTCTTCCGAGACACTCACTCTAAAAGATAAATACTTATAACAGGAGAAATTAAAATGGCAACAGCCTCACAATCATTGTTCAACATGACTGTCGCGTCTGACAACGCAGGTGGCAATCAGGGCCTGTTGATGCCAAAGCTACAGTTCAGATTCAGAGTCAACTTCTTGAACTTTGGTGTTGGGTCAACCGCAGGTCTATCATTAACTAAGCAAGTAATCGACTGCTCAAGACCTCAAGTGCAGTTCGACGAGATCACAGTCCCAGTGTACAACTCGACGCTGTATCTAGCCGGTAAGCATAAGTGGCAGACACTCTCAGTAAACATTCGTGACGATGCATCAGGCAGCGTTTCGAAAGCAGTCGGACAGCAGCTTCAGAAGCAGCTTGACTTCGTTGAGCAGGCATCTGCTGCAACTGGTCAAGACTATAAGTTCCAAACTAATATTCAGATTCTAGACGGCGGCAACGGTACTGCTGCTCCGATAGTACTTGAAACTTGGGAACTATATGGTTGCTACTTGGGAACTGCAAACTACAATACTCTAAACTACGGTACTAGCGAGGTAGTAACTATCGCATTAACTCTGCGCTACGACAACGCAATTCAAGCACCGCTTGGATCAGGTGTTGGTTCACCAATCAATCGTATCGCAAGTGGTTCAACTGGTTCCGCATCCGGTTTCGGCGGCACTACATCGTAATTGATTTTAGATTAACAGGTTCCAATGTCGGGCTTTAATCAAGACTTGCTAAATGACGTTGCCGGAGATTTATTCGGCAACGCCATTCTTAGAGATTACACCCATGCATCAAAAACGTTTCGTACTAATTCGTACCAAAACGCCCCTAAGCTAAAGTTTCTCTTTCATACTTATTTTAGCATAAATCCTAAAGGATATCCGACCGATGCTAATTTTGGTTTACTTGTTAAAGAAATAAAACTTCCGCAGTTTTCGTTTACTACTTCTCAGATGAACCAGTATAATAGAAAGAGAATTATTCAAACTAAAATCAAATATGAACCAATTGAAATCTCCTTTCACGATGATAACGCTAATCAGGCAACTCAGCTTTGGGAATCATACTACCGATATTACTACAATGACACAGTTAAACCGGGCAACGTATTGCCTGGTAACGCAAATACACCTGTAGGGAGTAACACCAGTGATTACAACAGCAGAAATATTTATAACGGTGATCTTCAGGGAAATCTTGACTGGGGCTTCAACGGCGGACAAACAGACTCGACGGGAAAAAAGATACCGTTCTTCAAGAACATCACTGTGTTTGGGTTCAATCAACACAATTTCACTGCGTACACCCTAGTCAATCCGGTTATTACTAGTTTCGGACATGACACTTATAATTATGCTGAGGGCGGCGGTGTCATGACTAACAGAATGTCCATTGACTACGAGACTGTGGTTTACAACTACGGTAGTTTAGATGGTAGAAGTCCAGGTGATATTGTTACTGGCTTTGGGGACAACGCTACCTACGATAGACAACTAAGTCCGATCGCAATCGGTGGGTCAAATGGAGTTATATTGGGTCAAGGTGGATTAATACAAGCAGCAGGTGGTGCTATCCGCAGTCTAACAAGCGGAAATGTTGTAGGTGCGATTGCAAATGCAAGCGCAGTCGTGAACACGATAAACGATTTAACTTCAGCAGGAAGAAACAGCGGTATAGCAAACACTGCATTGAAAGCATTGTTGCGTAGTGCTGTTCAAACCGCTCCGATAAACAGAAATACCCAGTTCAACGTTCCGATAGCAGCAGCATCTCCAAGCTTCGTTGGTACAGCCTCCGCAGCGACAATCGGCGCGGCGCTTGGTCCCAAGACGGTTACTTCTCAGGGGTCGGTTACTTCAGACGGTGTCACTTATCAGAAGACTACCCCGGAAGGCGCGCCGGCTCCAACCACTATCGGATTAGAGAATCAAGTCAATGCTCCGGTCGGGCAGCAATTTATAGGAAAAAGTTTGACAGGTCCTTTTGCTAGAGGATTGGCTGCTGATACACCTTTTAATCCCCAAAATGCAGGGGGATAAATAGTGTTATGGCAACAGCAACTAAAAATTCAACTAACCAAACAGTATTAGTGTTCGATAGTTTTTACAACATCAATCTTGTTGTAAATGCTTCAGAATACGATATAGTTTATTCTTACTTCTTTGGTGTTTGTGATAATCCAAACATCGCAGGTAATTTTACAGCAATACTATTTAGAATTGCACAAGACGGCGGATACAATGTGGTCGACATGCTCGGGGCATTGAAGGGTACCAACAACCAACTTGAGATGAATGCAACTATGTCTTATTATCTAAACACTTTCAAATCAAAGGCATCTCTGTATGGTGTAAGTCAGATTCCGAATCCAAACCAAGCAGTACAACGCAACGTAGTCCTATAAAATGGCTAAGTGGGCGCAAGGTATATACGTTCCAAAAAATCCTCAGAAGTATGTAGGTAACCACAAGCCCAAATATCGTTCAGGTTGGGAGCTAGCTTTCATGCAGTTCTGTGACAACAACACCAGCATTTTACAGTGGGCGAGCGAATCACTTGTTATCAAATATCGTCATCCATTCACCGGCAAGCCAACTAACTATATCCCGGATTTCTTTGTATTATACGAAAATAATCGCGGACGCAAAGTAGCTGAGATCGTAGAGATTAAGCCCAAAAAACAAAGCATAATCGAGAGTAAAGTAGCAAGTGCAAGAGATCGTGCAGTAGTAGCGATTAACCACGCTAAATGGGCTGCTGCTAATGCTTACTGCAAAGCGCAAGGACTTACTTTTCGTGTAATCACAGAAGATGATTTGTTCAGGAATGGGCGCAAGTAACTAAATAGTTGCATGAACAAAAGACTTGAAGACCTATTTGAACTTGCTCCGTCTGATGAGGGCAACTACCTGACTGAACCTCTTCCCGAACAAACTCAAGAAGTTACAGAAACAGCTTTAAGCAATCTTGAGAAAATCGAGAATGCGTTACCCCAGGTCCGTGGTCTAGAAAAGGCGGATGAGGAGCTAGACGAGTTAGCACAACTAGCTACAGACAGCTTCAAAGATTTACAAGATTTGGGTATGCAGGTTGAAGCTAGGTTTTCAAGCGAAATATTTTCAGCGGCCGGAACAATGCTCGGTCATGCGATCACTGCCCGCACCGCCAAGATAAACGCCAAATTAAAGCAAATTGATATGCAGCTAAAAAAAGCACAAATTGATATGAAACTTGCTTCTAAAAGCGAGGAGATAGAGGCAACACCGATTGGCGAAGGCCAGTTACTAGATCGTAATGAGCTACTAAAGATTCTGATGAATAAAGGTAACAAAGAAGATAAATAAAGATGTAGTTCACGAGACTCTCACCTCTCCAACTACTCTATAACCAAGCGGAGTTACAGCTATGTGTATTTATTGCGGTACGCCTAAGTACCGAAAGATTTATGAGAACCATTTCGGTTCAATCCCAAAAGACAGCAACGGTCGATCATATGAGATACATCATATTGACGGAGACCGGGAAAATAATCATCCTAATAATCTAACAGCCTTGTCTATCCAAGACCATTATAACATTCACGAAGAACAAGGAGATTGGGCTGCGTGTCTAAAGATAGGTAGCAAAATGCAGGTATCTCCGGAAGAGTTGTCTAGAGTAGCTAGCCTAAACGCCAAAAAACGTTTAGCTGAAGGTTCTCACCCTTTCTCTGGTTCTAATAATCCGGTGCATAAACAACTAGAAGACGGTACCCATCCTTTCCTTAACGGTGCCCGATCTCGCGCAACGCAAAATAGATTAGTAGCAACAGGTCAACACCATCTTCAATCCGGAAAAATACAGACCCGAACAAACAAAAAACGAATAGAAGCAGGGACTCATAATTTTCTAGGATCGAATCTAAATCGAAAACGGATAGAAGACGGGTCGCACCACTGTCTTACCAGGACAGATGGAACCTCACTTACTAGTGATCGCGTTCTAAAAGGTATGCATCAATGGTTAGGGCCGGAATGCAACAAAAAGCGGATAGAAGCAGGGACTCATAATTTTCTAGGACCATCTGCACCGAGTCAAATAGAGTGGCATTGTCCGCACTGCGGAACGCATGGTAAGGGTAAAGGAAACTATACTAGGGCACACGGAAACAATTGTAAAAATAAAACAACAAAGATAAATACTCAATAATACATTAGAGGTCACCTTAATGAAAAATCTAAGACACTATATTTCTGAGTCGGTGCATACATATGATTACACGATTAAGATTGCCGGAGACGTTACTAAGAATTTCTTAGAACTCTTCCTTTTCAATCTCAAGAAGTTTGATCCAGTTGAACTCTCAACCCCCAAATCAACCCCGATTCAGAAGGACCCATACGGTTTTCCGAATCTAGCTAACCAATCGGTTACAATCATCAAGGGCAAGTTCCGCTACCCTGCAAATGAGCCAATGATTCAGCAAATGGCGCAGTTGCTTGGACACAACGTAGACTATGTTCGTGTTGTTAAGACTTCGTATGACGATAGCATTAACAGTGAATTAGATGGGTATGAGAACGAGATGAAGCATAGCCCTGTTCTTACCCACGAAGAAATGGAAGAACAGCCTGGTGCTAAAGAAGCAGCCAAAGCATATGGCAATTCATATCTAGACAGCATCAAAGAGCAAACTAAAGACGACAAGATGGACATTCCTTATTCAGGTACTAAGACACCGAATGCATTTGATCCGTTCAAACCAGAAACTCAGTTTGCATCAATGGGTAAAGATAGCCCGATGAGCAAGATTTCAAGACCGGCAAAGCCGCAAACCGGCGCACATAAAGGATAAGACAATGAGCATGAAAGACTTATTAAACAAAATGAGCCAGCTAGAAGCATTGCCTGCTCCTAAGACTAGGCAGGTACTTAATGAGTCTTCGCCTGCACCCGTAGCAACTACAACAAAGAGATCACTGAAAGATGTGTTCAAAGAGTTGCATGAAGCTATTCCTGCTGGAGCCAAACCACTTCCAGTTATGGATCCAACTAATAAGCAAGTTGGCGCAGGGGTTTTAACAAGTAAAGATTCTACTATTCAGGGAATGTTGTCGAAACTTGGTCCAAATGACGTTCAAATCGTTCAAGCTCCTGGACAAACACAACCAGGGCAGCAACAATCAAATCAGCAACAATCACAACAGAAGTCACTTCAGCCTATGCAGGCTAGCAATCAGCCTAATCAAACAATGCAAGAAGAAGAATTTGACGAAGCAAACACCGGCGATGAAGCTGAAGAAAAATTCAACAAGTACAATGCCAAAGAACTTGATTATATGCTAGATCGGGCAGCTTTTAAGTCTAAGCCAGGTGATGCACACAAGCAAAATAGAGCTAGACAAGCTAAGGATGCTGCATATAATATCATGATTCGAAAGAAATACCCGTACGTAGCCCAGCCTTCGGATGAGAATCTTGACGAAGGCGCAAAAGTTGATCGCATGGTCAAGCACATTGAAAAGTCTGAAAAGAAATTAGGCAAGAGCAAAGACGAAGCAGAAAACATTGCTTGGGCAACTGCTAACAAGCGCGGAATGCTTGACAATAAGAATAAGAAAAAAGTTAAAGAAGGTGACATTGCACCAACAAGCGGGATTGACACGCGTGGAGCAGGTTTGGGTGCTGGTCGCAGTGCAACAACTCTTGAAGGTAAGAAGCCAGACTTCTTAGACCTCGACAAAGACGGTAATAGGAAAGAACCAATGAAGAAGGCAGCAGTCGATAAAAAGAAAAAGGCAGTTAACGAAGCTGCAGGTGATACCAGTGATATTGGATATGAGCTTCTAGACATGGCTGAAGAAATTAAAGAACTTGCTAGAAATGCAATGAGTTTAGTTAGTGGCACAACAGAAGAAGGCAGAGCAAGTTCATACTGGTATCCTCACATTATAATGGCTGTTAGTGAAGACCATAGCTATCTAGGTAAAAGCATGTTTACTATGGTGGACTCGGCCCAACGTCTTATAGACGGCGGCGACGATGAAGATGATGATTTCTATACGACAACATCTGAGTCAAAGAAAACTAAAAAGAAAAAAGTAGATGAATCTATGAATCATGGAATTCAGGCCGCCCGCTTAGAGGGCAAGTCGCACGGTCTCAAGGGCCACGCTTATGCAGGTAAGCACGCTGACATGGAAGAGGCCAGAGCGTATCATGAAGGATACAAAGAAGGTCTTGATGAACTTCACGGCATGGATATCCGTCAAGCACCGGTCGTAAGTTTCTTAAAGAGAGAAGCTCGTATGCCAGCTACAACACGCGGCATGGCCCAAAACTCTCTAGACACTCCGCTCGATGAGATGATCGACATGGATGAAATGTTCTCTTATAAACCTGATAACTCAAGACCGCAAGACGTACTAGGTCGTCGTAAACCAGGCGAGATTGCTAGGTCCCCAAATGACTACATAGCAATGAAAAAGGGAGAGCCAGGTTATCCTAATTATCCACTAGGTAAACCAAAAGGTGTGTTACCTGAAGATGACATGGAAGAAGGCAATGCGTTCACTGGCGCTCTCGCAAGAACTCCAAAGGGCGGCAAGTTCTCAGTCGGTGGAAAATCATTCACTGATCGTTCTAGCTATGATTCTAAATTAGGAGAAGGTGACTTCGCATTTGAAGCATGGGACAGACAGCTTAATTCTCTCATCAAAGAAGGATTTTCTGTTTCAATCTCTAAGGGTGAATCAAATTCACCGGATTCAGTAAACGTAAATGCGACTGATGCTGAAGCAGACAAGTTGCTTTCTCTAGTAAAGCAAGCAGGTATGGGAATCTTCGGCGGAGACGAAGGTTCTGATTATGGTTCACCTGAAGTAGGCGGACGTTCAGAAATCAACTCTCCGGGTGGCATTGAAGTCGTTGATGATCATGACGGTATGCTAGGTCTTATGAAGAAGCTATCGGGCATCGAAGGTCCTAATGCTGACTACGAAGAAGAAGAAGATTGCGGGTGTGATGACGAAGAAGAAAATGTGTCAGAGGCACGTTGCGATGAATGCGGCATGATGGAATCAAAGTGCGGCGGACACGACGAAGCATTAGACGAAGTTCAAAGCCCGGACCAACTGGAATTCGGGGTCGCTGAAGCTAATGCCCCGGACAGCGGTGCAGCTAATGCAACTAATGACACTCAGGGTAATGCAGCCGCTAATCAAGCATTAGCAACGGCAGATGCAGGCCAAGATATCGAAGATGGAATGCAAGATCAATCTGTCCAAGAAGAATTAGAACCTTGGATGGACATAGATGCCGCCGAAGACGGCAAGGTTCCTGCATTCATGCGTAAGAAAGAATATGAAAAGAACATGGCTGATGTCTTCCCGCCGGCCCTGCGTAGAGTCAAGGACGAAGAACCTGAAGATGAGCCGGCGTATCCTGATCCAGACGCAGATGATAAGCGTTGGGACGATGCAGAAGAAGACGATAATGTCAAAGAATCATTTATGGATCTTTATAAGAAATTAGCAATGTTGTCAGAAGAATCAACTGCTGATAAGGATGAAAAGGCTGAAAAGGCTGGTAAGAAAGTTACCAAAGACATTGAATACGATGACAAGAAAGACAAGAAAGAAAAAGTTGATGAGTGGGCAAATCAAATAGGTAAGGGTCCTGGTAAGGGAACTGATGCTTCGTTTGAACAAGACATTGAATTCATGACTAAGGTCATTTCAGGTGGGTTGAACAAGCCTAAGTCAACTGGTCAGACTACTGTTCCTGTTGTTGCTTCACAGCTTAACAGACTAACTTCACACGACACTACTAGCATTAATGAGAATATTGAATCGCATATTAAATCACTTCGTGGAGGTAGAAACGCAGACGACGGCGGTGAATATCCCGAAATCGACAACCATCCTCTCTATGACGCGCTAACAGCAAAAGTAAGCCAGATGGAAGACGAAGAGGACGGCGCCAGGTATCAAACGCTTATAGGCGAAGCTAATGACCTCGCCTTAAAAATTGCTGCCGACACCGGCTTCAGTGCTTTTAGCATCGTACGCTATTGCTCTTCCCATAAGTCTTTTAACCGATGGTTTTATCGCGAAAAGCCGGCGGCGTTCTGGCAGTCGGTCTCAGAAATGAAAAGGCTAGCAGGTCTCAATGGAGATGATGACATTGGGTGACCGCCCAAGTGACAAAGACGACTAAAACTAAACGAGGCGGGCTGTAGGAAACTACTACCCGCTTTTGTTTTCCCTGCATAGCCACACAGAGAACTGTACTGAAAAGATAAATACTGTGGTAGAATAGTAAACCTATAGGAGAAATTCCCCTGGCACAACAAAATATTGATTTCGGTACGTTTCCTAACGATCCAAATGCAGATGCAATTCGCTCTGCATTCCAAAAAGTTCAGGAAAACTTTACAGAACTATTCTCTGGAATTTCTGCACAGCGAGTTGTCTCAGTCAACCGAACACCCGGTTTGGGTATTACTGTCAGTTCTCCATACGGTAACGTAGTAGTCAATGCAAATATTTCAAACGTTCAAGTTTTCACTAATACGTTAAGTATTGGGGTGAGTGCCAACGGCGGACAGTACGCTACCCTAACTAATTCTTCACAAACCCTATTCATCGACTTGCCGGCTAATGTTGCTAATATAACTAACCTTTCACTAGCAAATGGCGTAGTTGCTAACTATATTACTGCTAATCTAAACATTGCATCATCTAATACTATTACCGCAGTCGGAAATATTACAGGTGGAAATCTTACAACTGCCGGAGTATTAAGTGTTACCGGGAATGCTAACGTAGGTAATATTGGCGCAAACAACGGAGTTCTTACCGGAGCATTAACTGTAACAGGTAACGCTAACGTAGGTAATATTGGTGCGGGTGCCGGAGTATTCTCGTCCAACGTTACTGCTTCTAATGTTTACGCTAACTCAGGTATCATTCAAGCACAGTTTCTAAAAGGTGACGGCTCAAACTTAACTGGTGTTGTCGCTGTTCCTGGTCCTACGCTTGCAAACGGTACATCAAATGTCAACATTCCTGTTGCTTCAGGAAACGTGGCAATCTCAGTAGCAGGCAATGCTAGTGTTGTAGTTGTTACGGGAACAGGTGTCAATGTTGCAGGTACATTGAATACTGGTACAGGTAATGCTAACGTAGGTAACATCGGCGCAACACAAGGTGTGTTCACCAACGTAAGTGGTAATGGTTCTTCTCTTTCATCAATCACCGGTGCTAATGTAACCGGTGAAGTACCGTTCGCAGCAACAGCCAACGCAGTAGCAGGTGCTAACGTAAGCGGAGCAGTATCATTTGCAACAACAGCCAACGCAGTAGCAGGTGCTAACGTAAGCGGAGCAGTATCATTTGCAACAACAGCCAACGCA